CCTATAGTGGTTTGCATGGCGTCAATGGCAGCTAAATGGGTATTGTCGATGGTAATCGAACCGCCGCCATCTGAGATATTGACATGACCGCTTGCGTTTACTTCCATATACTGCACTGTGCCGCCAGCGGTAACCCCTGCAACTAGCAATGCGCCGCCTGTGGGTGCTGCACCATCAGTTTCTGCGCCTGATATTTCAACAGGTGCGGCGCGTAGCTGCACGTCAGTAAGCCCCTGAGTAAGCCCAGTGTCTACATCCACAGGTGTTGCGCGCAACTGCGCATCCGTTAACGGACTCAACGCCGCGCCCGTATCATCGGCAAGGTTTACAATCTGATACTGCTGCCCGCCGATTTCGTTAGTAGCGATTAGCTTACCAGTACTATCGGGAGGAACCTGAACGAACGACATTATCTAACCCCTAGAACGTTGCCATCTTTATCGCGCACTACCTGCTTTGGCTTATTAATAGCCTGCGCTAACATTTCCATGCTCTGCATCTGCTGCTCTGCCTGATTTGCCTGCACTGCCGCAATCTGTTGCAGTGATTCGGCTAACACCATAGCCTGTTGTTGCGACTGATTCGCAAATTGCTCAAGTATTGCAGTGACAGGCGCAACACCTGATTCGTGTAAATCGGGGTCAGTCATAGCTAAATCAGGCGATACAGACGTTTTGCTTGCCAAGCGCGCCTTAATAATATCGGCTTCCATTTTCTTATATTCTAGCTCGGTTTTAGCTGCTGATTCTTCTTTTTTAGCCTCTAGCTCGCTGGCTTTTAGCTGCAACTCTACGGCCTTTAACTGCAATTCGTCACCCTTAATCTGCACATCGGCTTGTTTGTTAGAGTTATCCGCCTTCAAGCGTTCAATCTCTTGCTGCATCTGTTGCATCTGCTGTTGCGCGGCTTCGATTACCTGCTGTGCTTCCTGCTGCATCTGCTGCAACGCCATGTCTGGCTGCTCTTTGTCGCGCTCTGATTCATCCAGCAATTTCGGGTCAACCAGTTTCTTTAAGCGTGCGCTAATTGCCTGCGAACCGGGGTTATCCTGATACTTAAACACAAGGTCGCCAATTACCGGCATCAGGTCTGGCATCTTGCCAATCAAATCAGCATACATCGCACCAGCCTCTTGACGCTGCGTGGTAAACGATGCGCCCGCAATCACGCGAACGTCATATTCGCCAGTGCGGAAATCATAGCTGCGTTTCTGGTCTGGCGTCATTTTGCCGTTGATGCCGATGGATTTAATTTCATCCTCGGCAGTAACGATAGAAACAACACGTGGCGTATCTTCAATTTCAGGCAAGGCGCACACGATGATTTTACCAACCTGCGCAACCGAGCGATTTAGGTTATCAGCAAAGTGCAGTGAGGCCGTATCGCTGGACATCTCAAGCTGTTTAAGCGCAACGCCGGATGCATCGCCTTCGCGCTTGCCAACACCAGCATTATACATGCCCATCGATTTACGAATGTTTGCCTCAGCATCAATCGATGCCTGCGCATAACCGCTAGAAACAACGGGTGGGTTCAAGCGCTGTGGTGGTGGCGCTGGCTGGCTATCCGCATCGGTCTGGTGGTAGTAGAGCACCATAGCCTTATCTGGGTTTTTCCAATCTTCCTCGAAGCCGCGCATCTGCCCTACTGCTGCCTGCACTGGTGCTTGCTGCTGCTTAAATAAAATCTCGGTTTCCGATGACTTCAGCGCGTTATACATCATGGCAGGCGATTTAGCTTTGCGAATCAGGCTGTATAGATTGCGCTTGCCGTTAATCCACACTTCCTCACCGTACACTGGCACGATAGGAATATATTTGCCGGGGAACTTTGAAGGCTCGGTTAGCACGTCCTGCCCGGCAAGCCAGCAACGCATAACCTTTGGCTTTTTAATCTTGCGAGTTGATTTATATTTCTTACCCTTACCAACCGGCTCGCTTGAACCATCGCTCAATAAGCCATATTCGGCTTCGCTATCCTCGATGTAGAAATACTCGGCAATCGTGATAGTGTCTTTATCGCCGGGAACCTTAACCGATAAATCTTCGCCAAACGACACAGGAGTCGCGTTAGGGTATTTGCGCTTGAACTCAAGCACCAAAATCTTCTCAAAAACGAAGCCATACTTAGCATCGGAACCATCAGGCTCAACGCTTTCAGGGTCAATTAAAATCGCTTGCGGATTAACCACACGCATAATGCGCAATTCCTGCTCGAAGCCCTTATCGCTAATATAGCCGTGGTCAACGCGGATAAAGCCGAGCGAGGAACGAATAGAGAAATCCGCTGCCATGTCATACACTGCATCAGCGTTCGATTTATACTCAATCGCCTTAATACGGCCTGCAATCATTTCGGCAGTTTCAACGTCCGTATCATCGCCAACAGGCAGCACGTGAATCGCTGGCGTGTTCTGTCGAATATCGTTAGCCACCTGATGCACGAACTGGCTCAACTGGTCGATTTCAACTACTGGACGGTTTACGGAAATGCGGGCTTGTGCTTCTCGCTCATCCCACTGGGCATAAGGCTCATCGCTTAAAAACTGCTGGTCGGCTAATGCTTTCTCGTTAATTTCTTTCCAGCCATCGTTTGCTATCTCGTAGCGTGACTTGGCAACATCAAGAATATCATCAGACATAATCACCCTTTTTACGGATGCCATCAGATATGCGTGTTGCCGCCGAGATTAGCACGAGCCAAACGTTAGCGCGAATGCGAGTCAATGTCAAGTGGTAAAAGGCCGCCCGGTTTCCAGTGCTTTGCTAAGTTGGCCGCATCACTGGTTGCGCACGACATTGTTTTCATCCAGCAAGGCAAGCTGTGCTTTTTTAAACTGCATACGAGATATGAAGTGCGGTTCTGTAAATCATATTGTTGCGCATAATTACCGCAAAACACGCATTCCCCTAAATCTGGCCTGTCGCTAATTTTGATGATTTCTACTGTTAGCATATTCTCTCCTAAACAAGCCCAAGACGCTCTCGTTCATAATTGGGGTTCGCCTTAGTATATTTATCCCAATGCCTAGCCTTGACATCATCGGGCAAAGCGTGCCAATCGCGCATATATTCAACACCTTCAGGTAACGGGAACGGCACGCGAAACATCAAGCAAGCCTGCCCTGCTCATAATCACCCTACATCATGCTCGTTATTTTTTTATCAAACGCATCCGCGAAATAATTAGTCAAAAGGCTTAAACCTTCTTTCCCAGCTTTTTCTATTTGCTCCTTAGTCGCAGGCGGAGCATCGTCCCAATTCTCAGGCAGTTCCCCGCCCAATACAAATGTGTTTTCATTTTCCATGCTCTAACCTACATCATAATAGATTTATACTGCGTCACATCGCTACTCATATCACCAAGCGCCATGCCAATCAAGGCCATAACGTCCACTTGGTCATCGTGCTTGCCAGACGGGAACGTTAGCATCTCGGCACGCAGAGAGGCCATCCATTCGGCCTTAGCTGGTAAATACACCTTGCCCTGTTGCATACGGCCACGAATCGCCTGCGCGCACATTTCTTTGCTGCGAGTGCGCGTTATCTGTTTGCGTGTGCAGTATGCGCTGGCTTCCTGCTGCCGCTTCGTAATTATCGGGTTCATGCTCTTGAAGATAACACCGCCCTCCTCAAACCACGTCACAGGCCGATGCGCCTTAATCATCAGGATGAATTGCTCCACCCAGTCAAGCGTTGCCTTTTGCCCGCGCCACCAGTCAACAACGTATAGATTATCGGCTGTGTCTAGGCCGAAGATACCGTGAACCGTGTAATCGCCGCCGCCATCGGTAACCGCGTAATCGCTTGCACCATACAGCCGAAGATTTTCTGGAAGCGTATCGTAATACTTAAACCAGCGCGACTCAAAGAACGCGCCCGTTTCTGGTGATGGTCGCTGCTGATACAGTGACGCCCAGTTGCGTGCGTCCAGCTTAGCCTGCTCTAGCATGTGCGGCGTAAACCACTGCGGCCACAACGGTTCGCCAATCTGCCTCCCCATCGGGTCATCAGCGCTATCTGCTTCCATCGGCAGGCACAGCACATCCCATTGCTCGCCGCCATTCTTTGCGCGCTCTAATAGCCAGCCAGCTAAGTCATCCTCATGCCAGCGCGTCATGATTAGCACCACGAACGCTTCAGGCTTTAAGCGCGTCCAGAAATCGGATAAATACCACTCTTTGATTTTAGCTCGCATGGTTTCTGATTCGGCTTCTTCTCGGCCTTTAACAGGGTCATCGATGATAGCACCATCAGCTCGGAACGATGTAACCGAGCCACCCACACCGACTGCATAGTATTCTGTATCATCGTTCAATGCCCAACGACCAGCCGCCTGTGATTCTGAACTCAGCGCAACATTGAACGCTTGTTCAAACTGCTCATCTTTCACGATGCCGCGAACACGCCTGCCCCACTTATCGGCAACCTCTTGCGAATAACTCGCAGTTATCAGTTTTTTACCCTTATTGCCCGCCATCCACCACGAACTAAACTGCACGTTGGCATAGAACGATTTGGCGCTACCGGGCGGCATAAACACCATCAGCCGCTTGATTTTACCATCAGCAACGGCTTGCAGTTTATCAATCAATAAATCGTGATGGCGAGCTGGTGGCGGCTCAGTGCTGAAGTGTTCAATGTACGCTCGGAAGCTCGTTTTCATCAGCAGCGAGTGCTTCTTTTTTAGCGCTGAGAGCAATTCCAACTTTGCCTGCAATCTCTCTGATTGTTGCATCTAACATACCTTCGTCGCTAGTTT